AATTATTTGAGTGTCGATGCTACCGAAATCGACATTCAGATCATCATGTGTACTATCCATGACAAGTTCTTCGATACAACGCACAAGTTCATCGTAATCTATTGGATGCCCTACCCAATGGTGGCCTCATCAGAATGTTTGGTGATGCTAACCAGCTACAACCCATCGAACCGCGTAACAACAAACGTAAGATCGTGTCTCCGTTCAATCGTATGCTGGAGAAGTACGACGGCACCTGGTTACATAATATCCACGGTCAGTCCGAAGACAGTAATATCATATCCAACGGTCACAAGATCCTCCAAGGACTAATGCCTAGTCGTAAAGATGACTTCGTTATGAAGATTACGGATGAACCTGTGCGTTGTATCGAAGAACTTGTCATGGATAGTACACATGATGATCTGAATGTCGATTTCGGTAGCATCGACACTCAAATAATTACCTCAACCAATCTGGGCTGGACAGGTACGACAGCCTTAAACGCTTCCGTTCAAGGAATGCTACAACCTTCAAGTACAATGTCTATGGAACTCGACAGACACAAATGGGATAAGAAAAAGGGACCAAAAGCTCTTCGCGTAATGATAGGTGATAAGGTCATCCAGAATAAGAATCAATACTCTCTAGACCCTCCCATATTCAATGGAGAAACTGGTATCATCACGGCCTTCGATTCTGCTGGAGGAATTGTCATAGACTTTGGCGATAAGGAAGGTGTCATCCCTACTCTACTTGAAATGTCTGGTAAGGAAGGAACGTTCTATATCAATCCACAAAAGGATTTAACTTTGGCTTACGTAATCACTACGCACAAAGCGCAGGGGAGTGAGTATGATGAAGTGTTCTATGTAATAAATAAATCCCGCCCGTTCCAACTAAATAAGAAAAACTTCTATACAGCAGTATCACGAGCAAAGAAAAAGGTAACGGTCATAACCGACCAACGTGCATTGCAACTTAGTCTGTATAAATCAGGAGAAGATTGACATGGTTATAGGTGGAGCCGAGTTAACAATAGGTATATCCAAGGACACTGAAGATCCCGATGACTATTCTATGGCATTGAAGATCGTCATCTTTGGTATGGATGGGTTAGAGACAACAGAGATTGTAAGTAAAAGTATCATGGATACTCTACGCACTCTCGACCCGGAACTTGAGATAAAGGAGATGGAAAATGGTCAATCCGATCTCCATTAACAAGATCGCTAAACAGTTCTGTGAAACAGCAGCCGACTTATTAACTGGTGATCGTGCCAGTGCTCACGGTGAGGCGAGTGTAAACTTTGACAGGATCGCCTCGTTGTGGAGTGCATACTTACATGCAAGCATTGCCGGAAACCAAGTACCTATCATGATGGCATTGCTGAAGATTGCCCGTTCAACAGGTGGAGACTACAACGAAGACGACTACATAGATATGTGTGGTTACTCAGCATTAGCAGGAGAGATGGCAGCAAAGCAATTCGAACAAGCTAATGGAGACAACAGACTGTATCGAGGTAGAAAAGATGAATGAACAGGAACTCCAAGATGAATTTACCAAAAGAGCCGAGGCTGCTGGGCTTACAATAGATTGTCTAGGTGCTGGAGACATTGACAGTGAGATAGCTATAGTCGTCGAGGCTCCCGGACTTACTGAAAAAGAAATGAAGATGCCGCTCGTTGGACAATCAGGTAAGTATCTATGGACTGCCTTGGAATCACACGTTGGTATCAGAAGGAACAAAGTCTACGCTACCAATGTATGTAAGAAGATGCATACACTACCAAGTGGTCTTGAAGGTAGGAGTCCGATACAGCGTATAGAACTTGAACACTGGACAGGACTGTTACAATGGGAACTCGATCAGCTTCCTAATCTAAAGTATATCATAGTTCTGGGAAACCACGCGCTGAAAGCCATAATCAATGAAGAAAAGATAACCAACTGGCGAGGGTCCGTCGTCGAGGTGGAAGTGGGAAGGAAGAAGCGGCATGTCTCAACTATCATCAGCTTCAACCCAGCCATGATACTACGCAACAATGACATGGAACCTCTGTTCCAGATGGACATGAAGAAGGTAGAACAGGTAATCAATGGCAGATACAAGAAGCATGAGATTACCGGGTATATAAATCCCTCTGCTGATGAGGCACTGGAATGGATCAGTGAACTCCATAAATCTACCACACCCATTTCATTCGACATCGAAACCATGTCACATGAGACTGCATGTATAGGGTTCGCAAACAATTCACACAGTGGTTACTGTATAAACTTCAGAGACAACAAGACCAACAGGTTCACACTTGCCGAAGAGTGCAAGGTATACTCAGCAATTCAGGAGTTGTTCCTCAACCCTGAACTAAAATTCGTAGCACAGAACGGTAACTTTGATTCCTACTGGTTAGGATATAAGGATAGATTACATGTCCCACGTATTTGGTTTGATACTCTCCTTGCTCATCACACTTTGTACCCTCACCTACCTCATAATCTTGGCTTTCTTACTTCCCAGTATACCACGCACCCTTACTATAAGGATGAGGGGAAAACTTGGAAGGAGGGTGGAAACATTGATCAGTTTTGGCAGTACAATATCAAAGACTGTGCGATCACTTACGCAGTACATGAAAGTCTACATACGGAACTTAAAGCGCAGGGCATGAGTGACTTCTTCTTCGATCACGTAATGACACTGCAACCTCATCTTGTACGTATGACAGTCAATGGTATCAAAGCTGATAAGGCATTGAAAGATAACATTATTATTGAGATGGAAGACGACATCGGTAGTCTACGTGCTCAGTTCGATACTCTCGTCAAGAAAGCTACAGGCCAACGCGGTCTAACCATCAACCCATCATCCCCGGTACAACTTGCCAAACTATTCTTTCAGGAATTGGGACTCGTCGGTAGAGGTAACAGTACTGATAAAGTCAACCGTCAACGTATGAGAGATCATCCCCGCACCTCACCTAAAGCTGTCGAGATGCTGACCGTACTGGATAAGTTCAAGGAAGAGTCCAAGTTCCTGTCAACATATGCCAAGATGCGTATCGATGATGACCAGAGAATCAGATGCGAATGGAAACAGTTCGGTACTCAGTCTGTTCCGGGAAGGTTGAGTAGTTCATCAGTGATGTGGGGAAGCGGAACCAATCTACAGAACCAGCCAATCAGAGCATACCCGATGTTCATTGCCGACAAGGATCACATGTTTACATACTTCGATCTGTCTCAGGCCGAGGCTAGAATCGTAGCATACCAATGGAATGTACAGGGATTGATAGATACATTCGAACTGGCATCAGAGGATGAGGAGTTCGATGTCCATCGTGGTAATGCTGCACGGATATTCAAGTGTGACTACAGTGCCATACCCAAAGTTGACAGGGACCGTAACGGTAAACCGACCAGAAGATTCCTCGGTAAGCGGTGTGTACATGGACTCAACTATAGAATGCAAGCTCCGAAGCTGGCTGAAGTATGTAACATATCACTGATACAGGCACATGATGCTTACGTTGCATACCACCAAGCATTCCCGGAAATCCAGGAAGCGTGGAAAGATATCAAGGACACCGTCTATCGGGACAAGGCACTACATACTCCGATGAAAAGACGTATGATATATATAGGTCGTATCGATGAGGACAAGCTGGACAACATCATCGCCTTCGTACCTCAATCAACTATAGGTGACAAGGTATCGTCTGTGATATATCAGTGTCACAACGATCCCAAGTGGCCGAAGTCTGCTCAAGTCGTGTTGAACATACACGATGCTCTCGTAGCTACACACAAGGAAAAGGATAAGAAGATTGTAACGAAGATAATGAAGGACTACGCTGAATCACCTATCATTATACGGGGCCATCCCGTTAGTATACCCACCGACTTCAAGCATAGTGTACCAGATGAGAAGGGAATACATAGATGGAGCACGTTAACTTAGTATGTTCTTCGAAATATTAAAACTGGCTGCAGGAATAGCAGTTGTATTAACACTAGTGGTGCTAGTCTTTTACGTATGAATTATAGAAAGTTAGTCCCCAGTGACAGTTTCATTGGGCAGTACATGGACTACATGTCTGGCGTAGAAACACCGGAAGCATATGATTTCTGGTGTGCTGTATGGGCGATAGGAGTTTGTTGTGGTAGAAGTGTTTACGTTGATCGCCCTCGGCTGCCTGTGTATCTCAATTGGTATATTGTGCTTACGGCTGAAAGCGGCACGACTAGAAAATCAACGGCTGTTAGGTTCATTGAGAAGGTTGTTGAACCGTTACACTCTAATCTTACTATCAACACAAAAATATCTCCCGAAGGACTCCTCAATAGCCTTGGAAATAGAGAAGGAGATAACAACTCTGCTTCGTGCGTCATCGCGGTCCCGGAACTCGTAACATTACTAGGTAAAGAAGGGTATCTAATGGGGATGCCCGGACTATTAACCGATCTGTACGACTGTCCAGATCACATTGACGGAAGGGGTAAAGCCAATGAAATTCAAAGTGATATCAAGGATATATACATCAGCATGTTGTCAGCTTCAACGCCTTCATGGTTGGTTACGGCAATCAATCCACAGGTTATCGAAGGTGGATTTACTTCAAGGGTTATATTCATTGCGGCAAGTAAACGGAAGAAAGCCATCCCTTGGCCCACTAAGGACATTGTTGGGTACGACGAAATCCAGAGAACCCTCAAGAGAATCACCGATGAAGCAGGAATCATTGGAGGACTCTCGTGTAATTCTGGGGGAATGGATACCTACAAGAGATGGTACGTAGGTAGACCAACCCATAAGGATTCTTATAGAGCTAGCTTTGAAGCTAGAGAAGATGATCATGTACTGAAACTTGCTGCTTGTCTTAGTATCAATGATGAATCTTTTCGCTTGTCGTCGAACCACGTGCGCCAAGCTGCTCGTGTCGTAGCCCAAGCGAAAGAAGGAGCTTACAATCTTTTCGGTGATGGGTCGGTAAACGACCTCGGACTACGGTTAGGTGATGGTATAGATAAGGTACGACAGGAACTGATCAAGGCTGGGATGGATGGTGTACGTCACAACAATCTATACAAGTCAGTGCGACATAAAATAGACAGTAGAGAGTTCGGTACACTGATGAATGTAATACACGAGTCAGGTATGGTGCAGCAGTTTGAGATCAAGGGTACTCGTGGGAAAATATATAGAGGAACCAATCACTTAGAGTCAGTTGGGACTACCG